GAGGGTCGACCATAACTCACACAAGGTGTGGCCTGCCCCACTCGCCGACCATTCACATAAGGTGGCCGATCAATGCTGACGAGATACTGACTGATCTGGTTCACGATTCAACCTCAAAGTGTTTTCTAAGATGCTTGGCAACGGTATAGCCTTGCCCTAGTGTAAGCCCATCAAATCTATAGGCAGTATCAGCACATTCCTTAATTAGCAGTCGAGCAAAGTGGGTCGTGAACTTTTCCAAGTCCGCGGGTGTCAAGGTGCTCCAGGTGTGGCTGAACTTTTCGTCCAGCGTCTGTGCCATCAGTTGTTTGACCCGCTTTTGCATAGTTAGTCCATTAAACTGAGAAGTTTATCTTCCCAGTAAAATTCATAACTTTGGCATTGTTCGGCAATCTTGCCCACAAGGCTGGCACGTTGTAGATATGTGCGTGAAGTTTTTGCCGCTTCTAATTTGGCAATCAATGCATCAATGTCTGCGTTCATACGCTCGTCAAGTGGTGTTAGTCTCATATGTTTCTCCTTACATGTATCGGTTGATGAACCAAACTTTGATCACAAAGGTAACGGCCAGGAATAAGAACATTTCAATCATGACGTTTCCTTAATCTAAACGGCTACCAGCGTAGGCAGAGAAGCCGTATTTCTTGAACACATCGGCCGCCGCTTGGGCACCTGCTTCCAGGGTGTCTACGTTTTGCACGTACATGTTGGATGGATTCCAGATTTGGAAAGCACCTGTGTGACTCTTGCTCACACCTGCTTCTTTTAAAGCCCGGCCCAGTTTGGTATTGCCTCGAACACCAAAGATGTCAACCCAGGCAAAGCCACAGGCAAACTGATCTCGACCGTTTAGTTTTTCTTGGAAGAAACGTTCAGCGGCCTCACGTGCGGCTGACTTGGCTTCGGCTACGATTGTGTCTACTTTGACACCGTTTACTGTTACTGACATTTTAGGCTCCTTTTAGTTTCTATACAAGTTGTGCAAAATAACGATAGGGCAAGCCCTGGGTGAAACAAAAATATTCAAAGTCGCCATTGGCGCCCTCGGCATCCATGAGCCATGCAATCACACGCTCACGGTCAGTACCGGTATGCATAAGGGTAGCAACACGGTCTTCAAACTTGACGATTGCTTGGGCTTCAGAGGCCTTGCGAGCAATTTCTTCTTGATTGATTGCTTCACCTAGCATTTTGAATTCAGCTTCAAAATACTCCAACGACCAACCACTAGTGTCAACACCGCGAGGACGGACGCCATATGCATCTTTGTACATGTCCCAGTAAGTGGCCTGGGCTTGCTCTAATGCACTTAGGTCTTCCCAGCTTGGGAAATCCACAGGGTTTGAAGTGTTAGTGCTATGCATTCCGGACTCCTTTTGTTTCTTTATGTGTATATTATAGCAAATCGGTAATTATCGGTCAACCGCTTTCACCCGCACATCGGTGTTGAGAGCAGGTGTGTACTTTCGTATTAGTTCACGCTCTAGTGTATGTGCTTCGGTCTTGCCACGTAACGTGTCAATGATTCCAAAGTTAACAGCCGACTCACCAGCGGCACGAATTGCTTCGTACAGACGCCAAGATTTGTCTTCTGTGCGTGAGCGATAAATGTGCTTGTTGATGCGTGAGCGCAGACTCATGTTAATTGTGCGTTGAGTTTTTGCTGTAACACCAATGTAGTACTCCAGACCAATTTGGATGAAGTAAACAATGTGGGTACGATCCACTCGTTTTTTGCGTGATTGCTTTTTAAGTTCCATACAAGTATTATAGCAAAAAGGGCATTTCTGGTCAACCGAAATCATGTACTACAAAAGTACTACTTTTTGGGGTCAAAAAGTGTTGTTTTTTTGCTTAATATCGTTGTAAACTTGCCACAAAACGGTTGACATCATTATACAGGGCATACATGACAGCCTCCTGGCTGGCAAAGAAACATAGTTTAGGACGTTTGCTTACTTTAATATAGTAAGGTCCAGTGAGTTTACGGTCCAGGGTCAACAGTACTCTGGGAACAGCGTGAATGGCTACTTCGGTTTCAAAATCCCAGTGTTCCAGTTTGTATTGTTCAAATGCTTCGAACCCAACAGCATTCAGTCGCCATCCACTATCAGGATTTTGCCACCATTCCGCCATGGCCTCTTCCACAGTCCACAGGTCCGACTGTGCAGTTAGTTTTTTGGTAAGTTCTAGTTTATTTGGCATCGGGGTATATTTGCGCCCCCTGCGTCAAGAGTACAACTGTGAACTTGTCGGTCTTGAATTGTGTATTGAGTTTACGTGCCAGGTTTTTGGCATGGCCAGGATTTGAGAACGAGACCTTCTTGTACTTGGGTCCGGGATATTGCGTGAGCATGTTTGAAGTTTTGAGATTGATTGGTTTTGCATCAAAAAACACTGCCCACACTCCTTCAGAGGCCAACACTTGTTCGGTCTTGTAAGTTGCTTTGTCAGTGTGTTCTATTAACACGGTTGGTTTGGGTCGACTCATCATTATCTCCGTAGTTTATTTATCATAAAAACTACGTGGTTTTGAAACTGCCACCATTCAATTCTACCGTAACAGTTTCTTCTTTTACAAGAGTTTTTTGGTTACGCATGCCTTCCAAAGTCAGTAATAGTTTTGTAATATCACTGTGTAGATCTTTAGCATCACGCAGACTCATGGTCAAGTCACGTTGACCACGGCTTTCTGCGGCTTTGATAGCATCAACAAAACGGTTGATATGTAAACTCATTTTACAAACTGTTCCAATTCAGGCGGTGTCCAACCCAGAGGCTTGAGTACTTTCCCATCTTCACGCTTGCGAACCTTGCCAGTCTCGTGGTCAATTTTGGCAAAGTTAGTACGCATGACTTCTTTCCAGGCACCTTCAGCATCGGCGCCAAGACTATGAATTGCACCCACTGTGACCACAAGGATATCAATCAGGGCGTCAAGGTCATCTACTTTGTTGTCACTGGCCACTAACTCACCAAATTCTTCTTGAATAAGATTACAATACAGTTGATATTGGTCACGGTTGAATTCGCCCACAGTTTGATCGCAGGCTCGCATGAATTTTTCTTGATCTCTAAAGGGATTTGACATTTGCTTCTTCTTTGCTGTTGAAAGGACCTTGATAAGCATAACGCTCTAAGGAAATAAGTTTGGGATGATGAACAATTTTCCACTTGCGATGTTGGCGCACTCGATACCAGCCGGCCGCAAACCATGACTTGGATTTTTCATCACGAGTGAACAAGGGTAAACGGCGCTTGACATCCCATAGAGGATTGTATACCGCGCCTTCTACTTCATGATTATACACCATGTTAGGTGGCACAGGTGTGAATTGTTCTGGCGGCTCAAACTCAATGTTCACAGCCTCTCGAGCCATTTTAACTGTTTTGTAACTCACAACATCGTCATGAATTTTTATAATACAGTTACCGTTTTCGTTTACTTCAAGTTGACCAATCTTGCGATTGTCCTTCTTGAGTATCCAGTACTGGTTCTCCACCACGGGTTTAGCTAATATCATCTAGTACTCCTTTGTATGTTTCATTGAGCCAACGACTCACCTGATCGGCACTGTCACTCAGTTTGGTCAGCTCGTACTTGCCACAGAATTTTAAGAAGTGTGCGCCTACCATGCCCACATCCTTGTGTGAAATCTGTTCACGAATGCAACTGTCCACAACTGCTTTGACATTGTCTGGCTGTGCTGTAAGATCAATCAATGTGCAGTTACGTTCATAGTCATCCAACACACGGTGTTCGTCACCATTGTGGTCGGTCCAACGTTGCAACATTAGATTGTTCCACGAGTAGCCTTTTTTGTCTCTGTCGCCAAAGGCCTCACGGAGACCAACTTTATTCTTTGTGCCTTTCTCACGTACTCCAGGATACGCACTGAATACGTTGTCTGAGGTGTCACCACGCATACACTTCTCAAATAGCAGCCAGGCTGGATCCGGGATCGTTTTTGGCTGTTTAGTTTTCTTATCATTGACACGGTTACCTTTAGCATCGAATATGCCCTCCAAGGTTAGTAGTTCA